GACTAGAGACATTGAATGAACCTCTAATGTTTGTTGAGTTTCCATCAAAGTTAATCCAAGCCTTCGCACTACCCTGCACCACATACTGCGTATCAAGTGACCCAGCGGTGCTGTGTTCTAGGGTATCTGCTTTGATTTTTCCATTTGCCATTATGCTAAGTCTCCGTTAATGCTGTAACAAATAATACCCGCGTCAGTATATGCTCCACCGCTATTTACAGCATCATCACCAAACTGTGACGTAGAAAGGACTCTGATACGAGAGAAGAATAAAGCAGGACTCCCAGTACCAGTAGAACTCATTTGTCCTGAATAGTCATCATTACCCATATTATTAGAAAAAGTTATAGTTTCTCTGCCAGTTCCCACATCTGTTGATGAAGATACATTTAAGCTGTCTCTTATAGATGCATCTGACCCTTGCAAATTCGCCCAAACCTTCGTCAACCCCTGCTGCAAGTTAGTAGTCGTGCTATTACCTTCACCTGTTACAAGAATAACGCCAGCAGTACCTACGCCAGTAAGCTTATCTGTTTTTATCTCACTCATGCTAGGTCTCCAAATACTGTAGAATCATTGTGGAACGCATCTGCACCACCGTTAGTTGCCCAACACTGTGTTTGATAAGAACCTGTTGCCCTTACCGCAAAGTTACCAGCATAGTTATTACTAAGATTAGTAATGCCTGAACTTGCATCAGAATTGGTAAACCAAGAACCAGTATAATTTGCGTTAGCCATAGAACTTGTAAAAGCAATAGTTGTATGACCAGTTCCTGAATCGGTAAGTGAAGCCATGTTAAATGAATCACGGGCTGAAGTTGAACTGACTCCTGTAAAATTTACCCAAGCCTTCGCCGCACTTTGTTTAGTTAGCGTAACAGGACCACCAGAACTAGTTTGTACTGTATTACAATGTACTGTACTCATGTTACCACCAATGTCGCACCAGCACTAACGGTGATAACGACTCCTGAAGCTAGGGTTAATGGACCAGCACACATACCATTAGTGTTTGCGGCTACTGTTACTGAAGTGTTTAGCTCTTTCTCATGTACTCTAATAATATTACCAAGTTGTGTAGCGTCACCAAGGTATGACCCTGCAGCACCTTGAGCAAGCATTGCTGCTGTTACTGATGCTGGTGAAGGAGTAGTTGTTTGTACAGCTTTACCTTGGTATACTACATAAAAGTCATCTGTGCTTGCTACGTTACCTGTCATAGTAAGCGTTGTACCAGAGACGTTATAAGCTACTGCGGGTTCTTGTCTTACATTATTTACAAACACCTCTATTTCATTGGCGTTTGCTACTGCTGTACTTAACGTATAGCCTGTACCACCGTTACCTGTAATATCTTGTTTAGCTAGAGAGGAAAAATTACTATTTGCTTGATTACCAATGTAACCCATAACTAATCCTCCTATGTACTAATAGCGTCAACAGCAGATACCCAAGCGTCAAGTGAGCTTGCAGTGTCAGATACAAAGAAAAGCCTGTCACCTGATTGTACTACAATTTTAGCACCGCCATCTAATGCTTGAAGTGTTGATCCTGCTGGAATAGGTGCATCTTTTACAACGTAGTATCTGTTTACTAAACTATCTGCTGCACCTCCAGCTAACATATATACTGATACAGTAATTTGTTGAGCAATTCTATTTGCTAAATTTATTCCTACAATTGTGTCGTATGAATCAAAGTTAGCGCCATCAGGAATATCAACTGCTGTAGCTCCAATGGACTTTTCAACGTATCTTCTAAAATTTTGTGCCATAAAGACCTCCTATAATGCAATTGACATTGCAATTGAAAAACCGTTTGTTGCATAGCCTGATAAATTCTGTTGTGCTATTTCTACCCATGTGCCAACGGGCGCACCCGTACCCGATGGGGCTACCTGACAATACTTAACAGCATTAGCTGTTGTGTTATAATACAAGTCACCTACGGTTACTGTTTTTCCTGCTGCTTCATGTGCATTTTCTGCCGCTGCATCGTCTGCATAATTGCCATAATATTTTTCATCAAAGTTAGCTACACTACTAGCTGCTTGGTCTGCCCAATACTTAGCTGAATATTTTGCTGTACCGCCTGAACCTGTTACTGCTGTTGATGAAACAAAGTTGCCACCACCTAAAGCCCACTGTTTAGCAGAACCATTAGTATTACCTGCTTGTACACCAATAGCGTATTCTTTAGATGAGTATTCTGTATTATCAGCAGTTGTTGTTGTTTCAGTAGCCCAGTCTTTAGCGTTACCACCACCTGAAGCTTGATCTACACCTGTACCACCTACAGCCCACGCTTTAGATGAATAGTCTGAAGTGCTTGGTACAACACCGTTTACTTTTACAGCATAGTCTTGTGATTTAGTAGCCTGTGTCGTAGCTGTTGTAGCTGACGTTGTTGCACTACTTGCTTGAGTTGTAGCCGTAGTTGCACTTCCAGCTGCTGCTGTTGCACTTGTTGCAGAGTTAGTAGCTTGTGTAGTAGCCGTAGTGGCCTGTGTTGTTGCTGTAGCTGCTGAAGTTGATGCATTACTAGCTTGCGTTGTAGCTGTAGCAGCTTGAGTTGTAGCCGTACTAGCTTGTGTTGTAGCTGTTGTAGCCGAACTAGCTGCTGAAGTAGCACTGTTTCCTGCTGCTGTAGCAGAGGTTGTTGCACTGTTAGCAGATCCAGTAGCTGAAGTTGCGCTAGATGCTGCTGAAGTTTGTGACGCTGCTGCAGCTGATTGTGAAGACGCTGCGTTTGTTGCAGAAGTACTTGCTTCGGCTGCTTTAGTCGTTGCTGTAGCGGCATCTGCTGCCACACTACTAGCTGAACCTGCTGCTGCTGTTGCGCTTCCTGCTGCAGCTGTTGCACTAGTCGCTGCATTAGTAGCCGAAGTACCTGCACCAGTAGCACTTGTAGCTGCACCAGTAGCACTTGTAGCAGCATTTGTTTCTGATACTTTAGCTGCTGCGGCAGCTGCTTCTGCAGATGCTACATCGGCTCCTATAATATCGGGGATACCGTCAATAAGAGTATCTGTAAATAATCCACCACTGGCGGCGTTATCAGTAGCTCCTGTAAAGGAGCCAGGTCTTGCTGGTGTAGTCATTAGATTAACCCTCGTCCATTAAAGTTTACTTGTAAGTTACCGCCTGAAGCGTTACGTTTAGCATCCTCATCATTTGCTTCTGCAATTTCTGATAGGAATGCTCCATTGTATTTTGATGCTTGAGCATCATCTTGCACATAAGCAAAGACTTCTGCTAATGCTCCAAACAAAAGAATCCTTTGGTTTTCATCACGTAACCAGTTAGGAGTTGAGATACCAATATAATAAGCATTTGTTACAGTACCACCAGGGCTTGCTGCTTGCGCTGCTGTTGCGTCTGCATATGCGGTTGTCCCTGTATTACTATTAAAGAATAACTGTTTAGAATTAGTAACACCAGATCCTGCACCTGTTGTAGTAAGGAATCCAGCGTTATAGTTAAGAACAGTTACAGCGTACACTGCGTCTAAGGCAGGTAATCTACGATAGTAATAAAGCTCTATTGTATTTGCTTGATTGCTTGTTGAACCAGCACCAAACCCTGGAGTAAGAAACACAACATTTTGTTGTCTTGCCCAGTAGTTAAGGCTTGTGTACTTTTCACTTAAAGCATCATTAAATGTTCGTATATCTAATTTTTCATTAAAGACACGTGTGGTTAATCCAGCAGAATCTACTTCTCTAATTTGAATAAATTCTATAAGATCGTAAGGTAATTGTATTTCCGTTATACTACCTTGTAAACTATTAGCTGCTTTAGTTCCAGCTTGTAATAGTGTTTTCTCATAAATAGCAACATTCTCTAATGGTGGAACCCGTAAAGTTCTATACGCTTTATCTGCAGCATATTTAAGAGCGTCTTGAATAATAGCATCACTTACTACTTCTTCATCCCTATTACACCATGTACGAACAAGTGCCACTAGCTGAGTATAAGTCAATGCCATAGTGGGCCTCCTGATTAAGTATTGACTACAAGATCTCTATATTCACTCAACAGAATAGATTTAAGCTTTTTAAGATTATTAGGATCACCCATAAAGGATGGGTCATGTAAATCTAAATGATGATCTTGCAATATTTTAATTGCAACAATATCAGGAATTGTAGCCATCTTACGATAACCACCTTTAGTTTTCCCAAAGTATTCTTGACGATCACGATCTTCTTTAGCTTGTTCTTTGTATTGTGTTATGTTTTGAGTTGCTTCCCAATCACCTGATTCTAGGTCAAAGCCAGCATGAATATCTTTATCTGCTTCTACAGTTGAACTGCGAAATTTAAAGTCAGTTTCCTTAGACATGTCCTCTTGTCTCCTTATGGTGTTTGTGTATATGGTGCAAAGCGTCCTGCTTTAATATAACCTAATCGTGCACCTGTTGCGCCTACAGCGGTTGGTGCATTTCCTACCGCTACTGTTACAGCGTTAGGGTCAAAATGTGTAATTTTATTTGTTGATTCATCAACACGATATGTGCATCTATCTGCTGGGTAAGTATTCCCATTAGCAAGTCTAATAACTAGCATTTACTTATCTCCCTTTAAATTATGATTTGTTTTGAGCAGGACCACATCCAGCAACTCTACCACCTTTACCGTAGTATTTTGCTACATTACCGCCCATTGCTTTGTACTCAATTTCTTTTCCGGTTTTGTTAGCATACTTTTTAGCAGCTTCCATTCCGTACTTATTATATTTAAATTCTTTATCACCGACCTTTGGCATAATTTATCTCCTATATAAAAAGAAAGGGGAAGCCATAAAGACCTCCCCTAACAATTAGCCTAGTTAAGACCGTAGATAGCACCACAACCAAGTGGGTTGCGTACTTCCAAAGTGCACTCTTCAACCATCATTCCTTTGGTTGAGTCACCCTGCTGGCCTACATCTACTTCCTGCATAGGACGTAGGTAAGCTGTAGCGAACCACATTGGGTCATAGACCAATGCTGCAAAGTCAGCAACGTCAGGGATACCTGCGCCTGAGAATGCAGTACCGTTATCACCCTTAAGTGCAACAGAGTTTGACAGACCCATGATGTAGTTAGGAACTACCATAAGATCTCCAAAGTCTGACATGTATACATCAACTGACTGACGGAGTTTTCCACCAGCATCAATGTTACGAACAACACCAGTGTCTGAGACCATTAGATCTGAGAAGTCACGGCGTAGTTTTGGTGACAACATAACTTTAGTTGCCTTACCACCTTGCTCATAGATCTTCTGCATAACAGCATCAATATCTGTCAGTGCAAGAGTTCCACGTGCAGGAGCAGTAGTACCACCATTGATTGATCCACGTACAGTGTCTGTACCTTGTGCATCAGTACCAGCATTAGAGGAAGAAGCTGAAGGAGCTTCAAACTCACCTACATAGTTACATGTAGTTGCTGAGTTAATAAAAGACTGGTATCCACCAGCTGAACGTGAGTTAGCATTCTGTACACCTACAGCGTTAGCTGTGTTGTATGAATGAATCATATCAAATTCAACATCACGGCGTAGCTCAGTTCCACGCTTCTTAAGCTGATATGCATATTCGTCTGCAACACCTGCTTGATCTACTGCGCGTCGTGTGCCTGACACAGCAATTGTCTTACCGTTAATTTGAGTGTAGTTACCCAAACGTGTACGGTTAGGTCCAGAGATAGCAAACTTGTTACCTGTTGCTGGAGTTGCACCAGTACCACCAGAGCCTGTTGCATCAGGAGCAATCCAGTCAGTACCCTCACCAATCCGTGAGTTGCCTGGGGCTTCTAGTTGATCTGTTTGCCATTCGTGGTAAATAGCTGTTGCTTTAGCTTTACCAATAGACGATGTAAAAGGAGTTTCATCACGAGTAATCATCGTGATAAAGTTTGCTAGATCTTCCCGTTGGGAAACATCTTTGCCAGTTCCACGGGCTGGTCCTTGTGGACCTCCAGCACCGCGAACACCAAGATTATTAGCCATATTAAATATACCTCCAAGGTATTAAAGATTTAAAGATTGGTTGGCAAGACCTCTCAAAAACTCCATTTGATCTTCATTAGAAGAATCAGGACTCATCGCTCTGGCTTTAACTTCAGCCGCCTTGTCTTGTTTTTTGCGGGTTGTAGTTTTAGCTTTCTTAAGCGGAGCCTTTTTAGATGGAGCAGCTTTTCTTTTAGCAGTACCTTTAGTAATACCTTGTTTAAGTCTACGATAATCATCGACAAACTTTACAATAACTGGATCAGCAATTGAGTCCAGTACTTCTGTAGAAATACCTTCTTCAATAGCAAATTCACGAATTGCCACAGCAGTATCTTCGTTAAAGTCAGGAATCATGTCAGGGATGGTTTGATTAAAATATTGAATTTGTTCATTCCATTCTTTTTCATTCTGTTCCTGTTCAGACTTTTGAAGAGTGTTTACTAGTTCTTCACGTTGATTACGTGCATTCCAGTAACTTTTTTGTGCTTGTTCTCGTTTATCTTTTAACTCGCCAACTTCATATGTATCACCATCTTTACGAGCCTTATCAATTTGAGCTTCGATATCATGGTACTCTTTAGAAAGAGCTTGTTCATTTGAGTACAGTATAGCAGCAGATGCTTTAGATAAGTTTTGGATTTCTCCAACTTTTTCTTGGTATTCTTCTTCTAACTGCTTTCTTGCATCACCAAGTTCACGACCCTTTTTAGACAGATGTTGTTCAGTAGAGTAACCTTTAATAAGGTCACCAAAAGAAACTTCAGTATGTTCGCCATCTATTTTGACTACAACTTTAGCTTCTAGATCTAAGTCATCTGTAGCAAACACATCAGGTTCATCGGTAGCGGATTCTTCATCAGCATCTTCTTCGTCTGTGTCTTCTTCAGCTTCTTCTTCAATCTCTTCTTCATCATCTTCATTATCGGATTCTTCTGATTCTTCTGGGTCTTCTTCATCAGGATCTTCCGTGTCTAACTCAGGTACTTGCTCATCGGGTAGAGTGTTGACGAAATCAGAGTTTCGTACAATGTCAGCCAGCAAAGCCTCTTCAGTTTGACTATTAACCTCTGCAGTAGGTTCATCCATTTGGGTAGAGTCTACAGGCGCTTCGGTATTACTTTCCATTTGCTATCTCCTCTTTAGGACTAGCCTTTTCAGAATTTTTTATTTTAGTATAATGATTAATAAGTGAATGCATGTGTACAAGTTTATCAGCATTAAGTTTTGCTTTACCTGCACTACGCATAGAGTCATACTCTAGTGTGTTAATCATTTCTTTGTAATTTGTTATAAGAGCATCGATATCAATCGTTCTCATTGTTGTCCTCCTGTAAGTGCGGAATGTTCTTTCCGTACATCTCAAAGTTCATCATTTTCTCCTTAACACTTCCTAGTGCCATAGCAGAACTGTAGAGAAACTCACGAGATTTAGTTTCATGCGGCTCCGTCTTGAGCCACTCAAGGAAAAAGTCAATTAAGACTTCACCATATACTTCATCAAAAAACTCATCCCGTTCCCTAGATGCAAAGTGCCCTTTAACATGGGATTGCCTTGCTAGTTCTTCGGGATGAATTTTATGATTTCCGTATGACTTTTCGTTTCCCAGCTTCTTCTCAGCTGTCTTACGATACTTTTCCATTATCTACACACGATGATGGATATAGATACGCTCATCAGTTTGAGCAGCTGTACCGTGTGCTGTTTTAATGTTCTCCATTACACAAGCACCGTGTCCACCAACATGTGTGTAATTAAGAAATTCTTTTGCTGGAACCTTAATACCTTTATCAGATGCATGAATTGTTCCTGCAGTTTTAAGATCAAGTGTAATTACAGAATCTGTTTCGTTTGTAAATACAACTGTTTTATTACCTGAAGTACTTGTTACTGCAGTTCCTGCCTGAGTAGCTCCTACACCAAGTTTACTAATAGTCGAATGTGCCATTTATATCATCTCCTGAGGTCCCTGTGGTCCCATCTGTGGTTGTGGCTGTTGTTGAGGTGGGCTTAGGATTTGCCTAGCTAACATAATAATCTGGTCATACCCAGGATGTTCTGGTAACTCTGCACCCTCTTTAGTTGCTCTAATTTGAAGATCTGCCCATTCTTGAAAGTGTTTATCAATTGATACTGCAAGTTGCTTAGCATTATCATCCATAGTGTTTTTAGTTTGAGCACCAGTGTAAACAACATTTGCTTCTGACAATGCAGCTTCAGCTTGAATCTTACGTTGTTGCAAAGCTTGTTCTGCTTGAGCTTTTTGTTGTTGACCTTGAATAGCCTGAGCAGCTTTTTGTTTAAAGTCATCTGTATTGTAATCTTGTAAGAAATCATTACTATCTATATCCATTGCTTCAATTAGTTTAGTAGCAAGGATAGCTGGAGCTTCTGGTTTTACAATCATACCTGCACCTTGTTGTGCTAATCCAGGAAGGATTTCCCCAGCAATACGACTATACTTTCCTATTAACGCAGAGTTAGAGTTTTCACCAATATCTAATAAAACTTCTAAATCCATAGTTGAAGGTAGGTTTTGCATATTGATAGACTTAAATGCACCTGCAATATTATAATCCATATTACCTTTCATATTACTACGCATTGTAGAATATATACCAGACAAAAGACGTTTAAATCCTGTCTCAGCAAATCTACGAGCAATATGTTGAATACGTTTTTGTGCAGCAGACTGAACTGCCGATAGCTTTTGCTCAGAGTTACCTGACACATATAATGTATCATTAAGACCTTGAGCAGCCTTAGACATACCAGTGGCTTGTTCTTTAATCATTTGCAAATGCTCAAGCAATGGTACAGTACCTGTTGAGATTGTCTCAGGGGGTAACTGTTGAACAGCACCTACAGGACTACCATTAGTTGGTATAATTTGTTTAGGCTTCATATTCTGCAATGCAGAGAAGTCTACCACATTAGGATCAGCCAGTTTAGGCGAATAATTAGTGAGGTATGTGTTCTCTACAAAGCCACGTAGGATGGCGGTCGATGCCAGTGTAGAACTACGTGTAAAATCTGCCATTGATAAGCCATAAAATTCAAATGGAATATCAATAGGAACAATAGAAGCCATTGGGACTTCATCACAATCTTCTTCATATAAGATGTGAGACCCTGCTATAATAAAGTGTTTTAGTTCTGCAATACCATCACCATCACGATCAACATGCATCCAGCATTCTGTAACAGCTACTTCACGATTAGCTTCTAGTGGTGTGGTTTCCTGCTGCAAGGACCCTTGAGTATACTCTTGTCCTGTAACTTGTTTACGTGCTGCAATATCTTGAGAGTATTTTAAACTACCTGACCATGTATCATCACCAAGTTCATCCCAGGCATCAATACTGTCAGCCATTTCAGGATAGTATTTACGGATCTCTGAGCGTGTCATCTCTGTCTGCATACCAACAAAAGCTGCATCAGTTATACAAGTAGCATCTCTTGATATACGAAAGTTTTCTGGTGGAACTAGTTCTACCTTAACACGAGACTTGTTAATACGTTTACGAATACGAACATCAACATACATAAGTTCTACTTCTTGAGAAAACTCTTCTGGTTGATTTTCAAATTCTAAGTCACCAACAATTTCAACATCATCTTCTGATAACAATTTATCAAGGTTTGGTTGACTAATCTTTTCATATTCTTCAAATACGTAATCGTAGTCTTCAATATAACCCCAACGGCACACAGCATTTTTCCATAGTAATGCTGCTTTCATCCATTGTTGTATAAGTTCCCATCCATTATTCTTTTTAAATAAACAATAGTTAGTTATATCAGAAGCGTCCTTAGCAGCTTGAATTGCTGCAGGGGAGCTATCCCAAGGCATAAACCTTGCTAGTCTTTTATTTGTAAGAAACAAATCAGATAAGACAGCTGTATAAGCTTCAACTACTTCTGTTGTAGATGTGTCTACAATTGTGCTAACACCCTGGGGTGATAAGTGGTAGTCAGCCACTCCCGCATATTCGTAAGTAGCCTTTAATCTTTCTCGTGCTAGTTCAGATGAATTTAACCAATCGCCTGTAGAGTTCTGTACACCAGACTCTATCATGCTAATCAGTTGCTCATCACTAACAACCTCTTTGTATCCTTCGGGTCCCATTACCTTTTCCCTCCAGTGCCTGAATATATAGGCTTAGCTTTTTCCAAAGCTTTTAAATCATAAGAACCAGCCTTAGGTAGCTTTGGTTGAGGTTTCTTAGCATCTTTCTGTTTATGTGTTTCTTGTACAAATCTAGACATTTACCACTCCTGGGTTTACGTTCTATGTCGTTTTACTTTGTTTGCAACCTTTTTAGGTTGTTTACTAAATTGTTTTCCTGCCTTTGTAGCTTTTCTCTTAGCCCTAGTGGTAGCAGCGTGTTCTGCTGACGAGAGACTAGCCACAGCTGAAGCTGGCATATAACGCTCTCCAGTAGCCAACGGGCCTTGTGTAGAAGGTTTACCACTTTTGGTTCGCCACTTCTGAGAAGTCCATTTGCTTAGGCTCTTTTGTGACGGTTTCTTTGGCATTAGTCTCTATAGCCTCCACCATTCGCTTTATACTGTTTAGCAAGCATCTGCGCCTTTCGTGCCGACCATTGGCCTGAACGACCTCCTTTACTACCTGCTTTAATTTTGTTAAACAAGTTTTTACGCATTGTCGGTTTCGTGTAGTTACCTGCCGCATTTACAGCCATCCTTAGCCTCCATGATATATATGTCAAGCATTTCTAGTTTTTCATGCCACTTAGCCATACTGCTTAGTTCAGTTTCAATAGCATCAATAATATCACTGTGCTCACCAATCCCAACAGGGTTGTTTAAATAGACTTCAATATTTGCCACGTGCTTAGCCACATGACCCTCTGCGTGTTTACGAACCGCTTCTAACAATTTGTCCTCCATAATTACCATTTAACCTTATTAGCCCAGTACGCTGCGCTTAGGGGTCCACGAGCAATGTTTTTTCCATGACGAGCTTTAAATGATTTACGTTTCATTTTCATACGCCTAGATTCACCCGCCTTAGGTTTACCTGCAGTGCTGGCCCCTTTCTCTCCAAACCGTATTAGTTTTCCTTTAGGAGGATTGCCATTTTTTCTCGCAAGGACTGCGTGGGACTTTTTGGGGTGGTTTGGAGTTCTTTTCGGTTTGTTAAATCCTGCAAAGGTCTCTCCACCTTTTTCGATTGACATGACAATTCTCCATTTTTAAAACGAACACTGTGCCACCACACAATAGGGCTTTTGTATTCTTTAGGTTTTCTTTTTCTTTTGGGTTGAGTATACGGTATGTGTACCATTTTTTAATCCATCCAAATAATAATCTCTTATTTGATCGGTTGTTCGTCCACATCCAACACAATATTTATCTTCACTGTCTAACCTACAAACACCAATACATGGGCTTTTCATTATGCTACCTTACCTGTTTGAGCATCAACACCCATCCACTTAGACCATTCTGCATAATAATGACGCATTCCCACCTCATCATGGATAGTAGAGTTTTCATGTCTACCATGCAAGATATTGCGGGATTCTGTTCCTGGACGCATGGTCACACCTTGACCAGACACACCAATTAAGTCTTCATGTAGGTTTCTACCAAACGGTCCCCATATAGAGTTGTGATGATTAATCCTGGTTTTTCTATCTTCCTCAGAATCACTCTTTAGTCCATATCCACGAAACTCAATAAGTACTTTGTCGGGACCAAGAGGGGTTACTGTGTCTGAACGATATGCGCTACCACGGAGGTTAAAGTTGTATCCTGGGAAGAGGTCAACCATGTACCACTGGTTTGGTGGTAGATTGGGAAACGATAGCTCACCTCTGTCTTGGAACCCATCATACTCTTCATAGTTAACAGTAAAACTGCTGACGTTAACGTGACCATTATCAAAAGGAATATTCTTTCTGGCAAAATACTCATCATTAAATCCTGATACCCTATTAAAGTAATGCATAAAATCATGGTAGAACTCGCTGTTAGTATCATGCCACAGCTTGTAGTTCGTGTCGATTATAGCCTTATGGTAATGGAATACTTCTAGTGGCTCTGTATCTATTGCTTCTATAATACAATCGAATGCTCCACTTAACCATTCTTTTAAGGATTGATCAGGGTTATCATTAAGTGTAGCCCATACCATACCACCATAGCCCACTTCACTATGTAGTCGATTACCCGTTATAATACCCACTGGTCCAGAAACACCATGAAGACCTGTGTTTTTATACACATGAATACCATGTTTATTTTTTATTACAGCAATCGGTGTATGTGCAATTGTTGAAGTCCTATACCAATTTTCTTCAGGCAGTTCACTTTCATGGCAAACAGGAACCCATACTTTAGAGAATATAGTTTCTAACTCCTGGCTGTATAAATCCCAGTCTGAGTATATCTTAGAGTTTATGTATTCTATATTAGGTTCTTTATTCCAACTCTTGTGATTTCTTGGTGGCATCATTTGTCCCCTTTATGTTCGTGTCCCATCCAGATTCCAAATACACCCGTCATTACACCCATTACAACACTAACAAAAGCTGACTGTGCACCTGTTGGGTCAGGTAAATCCATAAACCATTCAGCACATCTCCAGGACATTACTGTACTAGCCAGCATCATAAAACGAGGCAGTATCTTCCATTTGAGAAAAGCTTCTACAGTCATGGTTATCTCCGTGAATAAGTGGTGGTATACCGCTGCGTACCACCGGACGCATGAGGACAACGCGGATCTCTAGACCCTTAGGGTCTTTATGTTCTATAAGGGGTATATACTATAACCAATTGACTTCAGGTTGTTCTATACCAGACATCTTTTGTTTCCATGATACATTTGAAGTACCCAACCTGTCCCAATGGGTACGTAATACCTCACAACCTATGGCTAATGCTATAACTGAATCATCATAACAGTTAGGTGCAGCCTCTGTTTTACCTGTATCTGTAGAAATATAGTCCTTAAGTTCCTTGATTATCTGCACAGATGGTATAAGTATCTCTTCATTTTCTATCAGGTTTTTAAGATTGGCTATAATAGCTGGTTTTGTAGCAGATGTAGTTCTAAACCCTAAGCGAACACCCTCTTCCGAGGACACATTAGCTATCTTTGTCTGCCTATACAGGTTTATGTAGCCTGTACTATCTAGTTTTTGCAGAGTAGCTATACCCATAGAGTTAGATTCTACTGCTAATAGGGCATTGTTGTAGTAACGACCTAGATAAAACAGAAGTTCACCCCACATACTAGGGTCAATCTTGTTGTTCCTGTAGTGTGCTACTACTTCATACTTCTTGTTTAACACAACAGCAGCAGAATAGTCCTGTCCTACACCCAAAGCTACATCAGCAGCAATGACATATGGTTCATTCCAATCAGGAAACTGATATATGTACAAAGAACCCTCTTTGTTTTCATCAAACATCTTAGATGAGGGGTCCCATTCAGACCTTCTTTCATAAGCCTGGGGTACTAGTGAGTCCAAACGCTCCAGGTTGAAGACGTTAGATCCTGACATAATAAACGCTTCGTCAGCTGTTGAGGGGTACTCTTGTTTGAACTTGAGTTCTCCACCTTCTGCAATCTTAAGTCTTCGCCAGTAGAGTTGTCCGTCTGTGAGGTCGTGTTTATCTCGTAGTTTTTCTTCTTCAACTGTCAACTCCATGTTCTCTGGGGGTTCTCTAGTGTATTCTGGTGTTATATACCACGGTAGGAAGATAGGTAGGTATTCATTTTCCCCCATCTCAGCACCCTTCCAGAGCCTGTAGAACTCTCCTTGAGCACCATTAGCGGTAGACTCCAGGATAACCTCAGTACCGTCAGCCTGTGAGATACCTTGGAAGAGTCCTGCTAGGATCTTTTCATCATGTTGCCAGAAAGCAACCTCAGAGCAGTGTGCTATAGTCGGCGTAGTACCTCTTCCAGCTTCTGGAGAACCCGCTGTATAAAGTCTATAGGAAGCTGTAGCGTCTTTATCAGTAGCTCCATCGCGCATAGCAGGACTGTTAATAATAATTTCTTTAGCATTACTACGTATTTCATTGGGTGCAAGATTTCCCTCCATGTTTCTAATAAGGTTTTTGGACATAGCAAATAGAGCATCTGATGTAGCCGAATCATGCGCCATGACAACTGATCTCGAATGGGGAGTATAATAACTTTTCCAGAAGACTCGTCCAGCGCAGTATGTAGATATCCCTTGTTGCCTAGCTTTGAGTATAATTGCTCTAACTTTACCAGTAGCATTCTTTTGTTCTTCTAGTTTTTCTGTAATTATCTGTTGAGCTTCATTAAATTTAAATGGAACAAACCCCCTGGATACGTCCTTAGTAACGATCTGTATTTGTTCTTCTGCAAACCTAGTAAAGTTATGTTCATAATCCTTGATTTTAGACCTTCTCTGCTTTTCTTTGAGCAGTTTAGATAGCTCTTTCTTGTTCATGTGTCTTGTGTCCTCTTGATTGTCCTTGAGTAAGCCTGATTAAAGTAACAATATATATGAGTACCCCGATTACTTTTGTACCCCCCATTGTCGCCCCAGACAAGCTGTGGCTTCTAAGTGGTACTAACAGTACACTCTCAGTTCTTAAAGGCTCTCAGTGGGCTTCTATGCGCCACTAAACGGTCTTTTAGTTTCTATAAGGGGTATATGGAGCCTTTTACTTAGAACATTACCAGATCAGGAGTACTGTGAGAGGACTATGAGAGTACCGAAGGACGATACCGAATTGTATATACCCCTTATAGAAACCTCTTTGGAATGTAACTCTATATACATATAAGTATCTATAGATACATAGAGTACTTAAAGTAACCATAGAGTCTTATACTAGGCCTCAGACAAGCTGAGTCCTCTAGATGGTAACAATCATGTTATCCTCAAAATCCTGAAAGGGGTACAAGTTATGACATCATTCATCGTAACAACTCAAGTAATGTTCAACGACTGTGTAGAGTCCGACAACAGCTTCTCATCTGGTAACTCTAGGTGGAAATTCAAGGGTGGTAGAACCTTTGAAGTAACTGGTGTTAACCGTGTACAAGAAGCTGTAGCATTTGTAGCTGCAATCGTAATGCAGAACAACATGGATGTCAAAGAGTTTCCAATCAACTGGGTTGAAGGTGTAACCGAAGACGATGATTGGGGAGTAGTGCATGTCACACCTGACAACATGGAAGATGCTGCTAAAGCTATCAAGAAAACCGCATGGAATATCTAACCCTGAAAGGAAACCAGATATGTTTACATATTCTGTTAACACTGATGGAACTGTCAGTAACGTCCAGTTCAACACTACCGAACACTTTGGTGTCAACATCACATGTGCTGAAGTTGTATCAGACAATCTAGACTACGATCAGTTTCTAGAGTCTGAACATAACCAGTCTTGTCGTGAGATAAGAATGTGTTCTTACCCTGAAGAGTTACTCTAAGGGAACAGCCTGAGCAAGCTTCTAACTGCTCTCTTCATTCTCAAAGATCTCAGAAAGGATCTGTCATGCATATCACTACACATGCTAAGTCTCGCTTATCACAACGTGGTGGTACAGTACAAGACATCATCAACACAGTAAACAACGGTGTCAAGATGATCAACCGTACTGACCCCAAGAAGTTTACATTCATTGACAACTCTACTGGTATGTATGTTGTCACTAACTCAGAGGTTACTGTTGTAATCACTGTATTCTGGAAAGGTCAATACAATGTATGATATATTGTTCGCTATCGTTGCTGTATGTCTCGCAACGTCACTGGCAGGTCTGTTGTTCATGTGCCTGTCACCCTTGATCCATACACTCAACGAGTGGTTAGGAGAATAATATGACTATCCTTGGTCTTTTAATAACAATGGTAGGCTTCTTTGCCTCATTCTTAGCTGTAGTTCTACATTCACCTTCATATGTAGTAATGTTCTCTGGAGCAATGACTGTTGCTGGTGTTATCATGTACTCATTGACACTTGTGGACTTCAGTAAATGATTGGAGCTATCACCCTATTCACACTCTTTATATATGGTCTACTGTGTCTACTACACTGGATCACCTTTGGCAAGAAGCCTTGGTATATTCGATACAAAGAGATTGTGACTATAAGCACTGTAACATTTATCATAGTTCTTATAGAGTCTTTCAAATAACTAAAAGGCCGCAGACAAGCTGCGTCCTCTAACTGGCTTCATCTAATGGAGCCTCTTCAGATACATCCTTAGTAGTCATACACGAATGGATTAGCCTCAGCCATACACAAACGGCAGGATGTATCATCAACACAATATTGTGTAAACTGCTAGGAAGGTAATATCCCATGCTTACAGAAGTACGTAATTTCAAGATCAATGATGTAACTATCAACTATCCTAAACTTGACAAACCTGTCAATCCTTTTGGTGCTGAACAGTATGAGCTACAAATCGCTACTGCTGATGAAGCTAAAGTCCAAGAGCTTGAAGAGAACTATGTCATGTTCCGTAGGAAAGATGGAGCATTGGTCAAAGATGCTGCTGGTATGTTCACTGCTAGCCTTAAGCGTAAAGCTCACAAGGCAAATGGTGATACTAACGGCAAGGTACGTGTGGTCAGTTCTGATCTCACACCTATGGAATCTGTTACCACAATCGGTAATGGTTCCAAAGCTAACGTGATTGTCTTTCAATACCCATATGACACTGCTGGTCGTAAGGGCGTTGCAAGCTCACTCACAGCTATCCAGATCACAGACCTTGTAGTCTATGCACCAACTGGTGGTGTAGACTTTGAAGCTGTAGGTTCTATTGAGCCAACTGCAGAAGTTCAAGGATCACCCAGCGATCTGTTCTAATTATATGTCCTGAGCATGACACTAATCTGCTCTCTTCAGGATCTGGTTGTAGTCCTAATATAAATGCAACAAGCGGTACACGTACTGCGTCTTCAAAAGAACCCAGAACACGGTAGATTAATTAGTATGGTGGGGCACATCGCAGAATCAGATTCGGGTGTTCAGTGTTGTATACAGTCAAGACGGGGAGAGAAGCGTCCCGTAAGCACCAATTCCGGTGAATACAGCTAGTCGTGGTCTAATTACAGATCACGCATCTTCGAATTGCAATGCTGCCTTGCGAAGGTAGTGGTACAGCTTCAACTGTGCCGAGTGAGCCTCTGTAACAAACTAAGCTGGAATGCATCCCGCCACACTGTTACAACTCACAATTCGCCAGTTTCAGATAGCGACTCTGTGTGCTCGGTCTTAGTTAGCCTTGTAGCACCAGAGGCGCTTGCGTATTTTTATTATTGAGTCCCTACGGGACACTTTATGTTCGCAGGGCTAAATAGTAGCCCGCCCTGCTCTATTGGAGCCTTGTACAAACATCAGAGATAGCCTTGGGAAACCTTGAGCTACTCATAGAATTTTTAGTCGAACCGACAAAATGCATGGAGACTTACGATTAATCTATTTACAGAACCAGATGCTCTCAAAGATTCCTTTGAAGCCAGAGTCTACACCAGACTACTTGCTATTGCTGACTCATACAAACAAGTTGCCGACAACAGTAATGATGGTATCGATCAAGTAATCTTTGAGTTTGCTGAAAACAACGCTAGTTCATGGGCAGGTCACCATGAAGAGAGGATTTGGAAACATGTCTAACGATAACGAATGGCGTGACAGTGATACGAATGATATCAATGCTATCGTTCATAATACTGTAGAGTTTACTCTTAAAGATAAACTAACAGAAGCTGAAGTAATGCTTGTGTTATCCTGTGCAAAACACAGGGGTATCAAAACCAATGTTAGTAAATCCAGAAGAATCATAACAACAGGAGCAGACTATGTTGATGAAGCTACTGGTATTCTTGCAGATGCTCTTGTCATTGAACAAGTAGCACTTATCAAACATATCACTGAATATGAAATTCAATATGATAAAGATGTGGTAAGTATATAATATGGATATAGGACTCATCTTTGTCTTCATATTCCTGTTCTTTGCTCTGATGTCTTTTATCAAAAGCTTGACAACAGGAAGATAACGATGGATCCAATCAAACCAGTTAACCGTATTGCTCGTACCATGCTTATGAACAGGCAAGGCAAACAAGTTGTACAGTCAAAGAAGATTTACAATAGAAAGAAATCTAATGACACTAACAGAAAAGAAAATACAAAGAATGATAGATAACTATCAATTCATTCGTACTTGTCTACTAACTGATTACAATGACAAGACAATCGAAGAGCAAATGACTCAGCTGTATTACTTCTTGCGTGACCAAATGGAAGATGTTGAACGTATCGATAGGCAAGATGCTATTGATAATCGTAACCGTCTTAACAGTAATGGTTACACAGGAAAGGCTGGTCACTGATGGATCTATCAAACAACAATATTGTAATTATCCCAGAATCATGGGATGAAATACACAAATATATATCAGATACTTTTGAACACAAAGCCTACGCAACTGTGCTTGCACTCATGGTAGAAAACTATACACTGCATGAGTTCAGTAAAATGGGTGGTTATGCTTTCTCAGAATGGAAACAGGAGTATCTTAAAGATGTCAACTAACATAAGAATTGATGTAAAATGTACAGAATACTATGAACTAGGTCTACATTGTGAACTACCATATGAATTTACAGTGGATGACATTGATGACATATACGCTACTGGATATGGTGAAATAGAAGTACTACTTACAGAAAACTCTGGTAAAGAGTTTATGAAACTTTCTAGACGAGATAACATGTTCGCCCCCAACGGCTGGAAAGAACACATTGCTGGCTCTGGTAATATGCACTTAACAATTAACACACCAACTGATTGGGACTTCTACCAAGTTGCTGTAGAAGAGTGGCATGATGGTAAACTAGAAGTTAAATTACGTGCAATACATGAAGACATGGAATGCTATGAAGTCGATCACGAGGTCAACGACTGGGAAGAAGAACTATGAGTATGTA